ATCGCCGACGCGAGTTGAATCTGGGTGGACAAGGCCGCCGCCAGGGAGCCGGAGCCGGTGAGGGCTGAGACCAGTTGAATCTGCGTGGTGAGCGCGGCGGCCAGCTGGGCCGAGCCGGTGAGGGCCGCCGCCAACTGAATCTGTGTGGTGAGCGCGGCGGCCAGCTGGGCCGAGCCCGTGAGCGCAGACGCGAGTTGAATCTGTGTGGTCACGGCCGCTGCGAGCTGGGCCGAGCCGGTGAGGGCCGCCGCCAACTGAATCTGTGTGGTGAGCGCGGCGGCCAGGGAGCCGGAGCCAGTGAGGGCTGAGACCAGTTGAATCTGAGTGGTCAAGGCCGCCGCGAGGGAGCCGGAGCCCGTGAGCGCCGCCGCCAGCTGAATCGGCGCGGCGAGCGCCCGAGAGAATCGGTGCGGAGGACTCGGAGAGAGGATGCGCGGATGATCGCGATAGACGGTGCCGGTGAGCGTGCCGGGATAGTTCGGGCCGAGATTGCGACTGTCTTCCGGCGAGTACCGGCCCAGCAATGGGTAGTACAGCACGAGCCCGTGTGGGATGAAGGCGGGCGAGCCGCCCTTCGCCAGTCCCGCAATCTCGTCGGCGGACAGCAGGCGGGTCCAGTGCCCGAATTCCGCGAGCCGCCCGTTCCAGCCTCCCGCACCACCGTTTTCGTTCCCGATGATCCAGGCCGCGGCGGCGGTGAGAATCGTGCCAGACGGGGATTGCGTCTCGGTGACGGCGACACTCACGCCGTTCAGGTAGATGAGAGGATCATTGGCCGTGGACGCGCCGTCATAGGTGACGGCCACATGGTGCCACGCGCCGAGCGTGGGCGCGGTGATCGCCCAAAACCCGCCCAACGGTGAGTACCCGATGATAAACACGAGCGTGCCGGCGGCGTTATCGTACCACCAGTGGCGCGACCCGGCCGCATTGGTGAAGATCCGGCCGACGCCCCCGCCCCCCGCGCCAGTGATCCAGATCCAGGCGGCGATCGTGACCGTCCCGCCGCTCACCACATCGTACGTGGAGGTGAGGCGGTCGGTCGTTCCGACCCCGTCCGTTGTCCCAAACCCTCTAGCCATTAGGTTTCCCGCAGTTCGACCGCCCAGAGCTCCGCATCGCCGGCGGCCGTGTCGGCGGCCACATCGCGCCGGAGCCTGAGACGGAAGCCGTCACCCGCCGCAAGGCTGTCCGTACCCGCGGCGCCTGCCGCAATGGCGACACTCAGCACCATCACATGGCCGCTGGTGGCGGGGACCGTCGCGGCCGTAATCGTTTGCGCCGTCGCCCAGCCGTCGAGATCGATATCCTGATGCAATGGGGAGACCCGCTCGAACGTCACATCCCACCCCAGCGTGCCGGTGACGGCGCTCGTGAGGGCGGCATGGACGGCGACCGTGATCCCGCCGCCCGCGTAATGGCGCGGCATGATCCCCTTGAAAATGGCGGTTTCTTGCGTCGCGGTATCGAAATCGAGCACGAGGTGCCCGTTGCGCAAATCGAGCGTGGCCGGGTTACTCAACGGCGGTTCGTTCTGCTGCGGGGTAAAAATCCCTAGGGTATCGCCGATGGCCATGAGACGCTCCTTCCGTCGGTCGTTATCTCGCGCACGTCACGGTGCGCATGCGCCTCGATGCCGTGCTCCCCTTGGTCGAGGTCAGCACGCGCGGACAATCCGCCGCGCTCGCGACAATCACAATTTCACTGGCTGAGCGAGAGACGATCGTGAGGCCGGTCGGGTTGGCCGGAGGCGGATCGACCGGCAGCGCCGGGGTTGTCGCCGTCAGGACCGGACTCAGCTCCCCGAACACCGCCGTGCCGTCTCCGAGCATGCCCCTGTACCACACCGCTTGCACCAGGTAGGCTGTTGCCGGAGTGAGGCCGGTGATCTGGCAGGGCGAGGTCACACAGGGCTGTGAGATCATCAGGCCCCAGTGCTCGCCCGGTCGGCCCAGCCGGAGATCGATCCGGGCGGAGCCGCCTGCGCCGTCTGACACCGTGGGCCAGCTCACCTCAAATTGCGTAGGGGTAATGGCCGTCACCGTGAGGGACGCGGTGCCAGGCCGCTGGACTGGCGGGGCGGTGGCCGGGATCGTCGTACTGACCTCGTTCGATTTTCCGCTTTCGTTTCCGGCCAGATCGTAGGCCGTGAGGGTGAAATAGTAGGTACGATCCGTCGGCGCATCCGGCAGCGTGAGCGTATGCTGCGTCACGGTTCCCAGCGTCGCCGTCGGCGGGCCGTACTGGCCCGACACGGTGGATTGGTAGAGCTTGTATCCGGCGAGATCACTCTCGCTGTTGGCGTTCCACGAGAGTGCGACCTCAGCGGCGAACACGAGGCCTGCCCCCAGTGCCACAAAGATGAGCGCCACCGCCAGCAAGAGCCAGGCGAACCACGCGGGAGAGCCTGTCCGTCGACACGGTTCAAGAACCGCCAGGCGGCGAGCGGCTAACGACATGATGCGCGGCCCTCCCATTGATCTCGATCCTTACGCAAACGTGACATCCAGCGCCCCGATGGGGAAGTTCGGCGCCGGGTCTCCGCTGTTCACCGTCTTCGCGGCGGTCAAGGCGCCGTACAGCAGCATGTTGCCCGCGGTGGTCGCGTCGAGAATCGCGCAATGCGTGATCACCCCCCAGTTGGCGGTCGGAGCGGGAAACGTGAGCGCGGCGGCATTATCGGTGAGGCCGTCCGTGAGACTGGCTGCGGCCCAATTGGCGTCCAGCGGATCGCGCTGCACGCGGGCATAGGCGCCGCCGCTCACTTCGGTGCCCCCGCCGGCTTCCCCAGGCGCCGCCGTGTAGAGCGCCACCGCCAAGACGGTCGGCTTCGTGAATGAGGCGGTGCGGAAGATATGGGCGCGGATTTGCCCTTCCAAGTAATCGGTCATCTGCGACATGGTGCCCTCCCCTATAACAACGTGAGACTCAAGGTGTAGACGCGGACCGTCTGTTAGATGCTGACCGCCTTGGGCACGTCCTTGCCCATTTTCCAGTCGCGCGCGCGCGCGATGTCTTTCTCCGTGACGGTGGCCGGCCAATGCTCCACCGCCTCGCCATAGCGGACCACCATGAGGGCCGCCAGCCAGGGCAGATGATTGCAATGGACCTTCACCACGAGCGCCCGATGGTGCGCTGCCATCTCGGCGGCCCAGACCTGGAGATAGGCCGGAATGGCCATCGTAGCGAGATGCTGGGCGTAGACGCGCCCCCGCTCGATGCAGACGGCTGCATACTCGTGCGCGGTGCCTTCGTCCATGGTGCGGTGAGCCACCAGCTCGTCCTCGATCTTGTAGGCGAGCACCTGTTCCTGTTCCGTCATCTCCGTGATGGTCAGCATGCGATCCTCCTTTAACTGGTTTTGCCGAGATTCTTGACTTGATAGTGAAAGAGAACGGGCGCGGCCTTGCCGCTGAACGTCGCGAGCATATAGGCCTCGTGCCATTCAGTCGCGCCGATGGCCGGCGCCGGGCTCTGCACGATCGCGTTGTCCCCCGGCTGCAGCTGGAGGTGCAGGCCTTTGGTCGCCGTGCCGCCGCTGCTATAGGCCCCACTGCCACTGGAGCCGATCAGCTCGATGGTGTTGGCATCGATGCCGGTAATGAGCCAGTCGCCGTTCGCGCCGCGCAGGCCCCGCACGCCGCGGACGCCGATGAGATCCCCATTGCTGTAGCCATGCGCCGGGATCGTGAGCCGGATCCGGCCTCGGAAATCATCCTCGGCGGTGTTGACCGTGGCGCCGGTAATCGCCTTGCTATTGCCGATCGATCCCCGCACCCCGTCATTCAGGATCGAGGTGTTACTCACGCCATTGATCCCGCCGGCCGGCAGTGTGGTATCGTCGCGCAAATGCAGCCAGAGCCGCAGGTCCGAGAGCTGGCTCGCCTGGATGACGGTCCCGGCTTCATCGGTCAGCAGGCCGCGCAGGAGGCCCGACGATTTCTCCAGAAACACCAACTGGCGCCGATCGGGCGTCGTGACGAGAAAGGTATTATCCGCCAGTGAAAACATTCGAGCCCCCTCAATTCGGACAGGTCCGGCACGCGTGCGCGAGCCCGTCCCCAAATAACTGCGTGCATTCCGTCAGGCAACTGTTCCCGCAAAACTGGCCGATCGCTTGATCGGGCCGCGCGCTCGCAGCACCGCCGCCGGGCGTCAGCCAGGGCAGCTGGAACCCTGCAAACTGGCAGATGGCGAGATCGGCGGCTTGTCGCTCTTGCTGGCGCTCGAGGTAGGGCCCGGCATCAGCAAGGCGGACGTGGCTCCAGATCCAGTCGGCGCGGGTGATGTCGCCGCCGCTGAGGAGGCAGACGGTGCGCTCGATCCAGCCGTCGGCAGGGAGGCGGCCATGATCCCGAACACGCCCCGGCTGATCGTCGCGACGTGGCCGGAAGTAAAAAAATCCCGGAGGACCGGTGCCAACGCCTCCAGATTCACCGTGCTGTCGAGCCACAGTTGCAATTCATCCACGGCGCGCAGACCGGCCACGCACTTGCCCTCCTGCGTCATCCCGTCGGAAATCAACAGGATGGCCGACACCCGCGTCACCTGATCGACGAGCAAGCTCAGGATCTGCTCGCCCATGATCGACTCGCCCTGGAGATACATCGGGCGCAGGATCGGCCAGAGCCATTGCTCTTGCCGGGCGACGATCGGCGCCACCCAGAACCGGCGCCCGCCGATCTGATACGTTTTCTGGGTTGTTTCGTTGGTCTGGTTGATCTGGTTGATTTCGCTCATCGGATCCTCCCTACTCGTCACGCATCACGCGTCACCGTCTTTTCACGCAGCCACCCCGCGCGCGCCGAGACGCTCGCCGGCCCGATTACGTATACGCGATGCTGATTTCGTCGTTGCCGGTCGAGGCGCTCCGGGCCGCCAGGAAGTCGGCGTTCACAATGGCGAGGCCGTTGCGGTCGCCCTCGCCGATCTTGGTGTACTGGCACACCGGGATGTTGAACGTGCAAATGTTGCCGGCGGAGCCGGGATGCCTCCAGGTGAGCGCCCCGGTCGTGCCGGCGAGCCAGCGTCCGTACCAATCGTGCGTGGCGACGAGCTCATCTTCCGGATCGAAGCTCCCCGTCACGTCGCGCTTGGTGAGCAACGCGCTGATGTAGCCGGAGGCCGCATTGATGTCGGGCCGCGGCTCGATCGTATTGCCCATGTCGAACGCAATCTGCGAGCAGAAGGCCGAGAAGCCCGCCACACTAAAGACAGCCGAGAGCAACGCCACGGGGACCGTCGTTTCCACACCGGAGGGCGTCAGCAGCGCCACGTCGGCCACGCTGTCGTAGACGCCGATGAAGGTGAACTCGAACAGACCCGGCTCGCCGTTCTTCGCGGTGTATTGCACGTTGCCGCGCGCGCCCTTGATCATCTTCTTGAGCCCGTCTTTATAGAGGGCGATGGTCAAGGAGCTGATGCTGGCAAGCGTGCTGGTCGGGGCATAGGTGACACTGGTGACGGCGACGACGGTTTCGGCATAGCCGCAGGCGATCAGGAGCTTGCCAAGGGCGGGCGCCGTCCCGGCCGTGCCGGAGCCTTTATTCTCCACTTTGAACGATATCTGGCCCAGGCGCGTGCCCGGAATCATCTTGAACGCGGAGAGCGAGACATCGAGGATCTCGCGCTTGAACATAGACACATTCGCCTCGAATTTCGGCTCCATCACCTGGACATTCGCATCGGCCCCGGCGAGCGCGATGGCGGTGCCTTCGGTGACTTCCACCTTGGCGGCAATGACGGCGCGATTACTCAGAATTCTTCCCATGTCGTTCCTCCCCTCGCGTCACGCCTCACGCGTCACGCCTCACCGCAGTTAGTCTCGTTCCGATTTCTTGGGCGGCTCCACCAGCTCGGCGCTGCCGCCGTTGAGCAACAGCTGCGCTTCCTTTGCCGGCAGCTCCAGCACGTCGCC